CCGCTTGATAACACAAAATTTGGCTATATATGGAATTATATGCGCACGTGCGATATAATTGTTTGCATTTTTTTAGACAAGCTACTAAATAACGTATTTCCAATGCCTACAGTGTTTTGTGTATTACCCTATGGGGTTTAAATGGGGGAAATTATAAAATTTCAAGTTCCCCAAACATTTTTTGTTCATCCCGAAGCATTCTCTCCGTCATATGAATATAAATTTCTTTTGTGATCTTATCATTCTCATGCCCTAATCGTCTTTGGATGGCTTCAAGTGGTACACCCTTTTCAGCAAGAATGCTGGCATGTGTATGCCTAAATATATGTAGTCTTGAGGGATAAATATTTAATTTCTTCAACACCCATGCAATTGTTGCACTTGATTGATGAGTACCTTTTGGATTAGGGAATATCAAATCTGAATCTACATGATGTATTCTTTTTAAAAGCTTAACCTCGTTGATTATTTGGATAGCTCTTGAATTTATAGCAATTGTCCTGATTGATTTTTCAGTCTTCGGAGTTACTTCCAAACCGCTGCTATAATTCTTATTAACAGATAGCATATTACCGGAAATATCATCATATTTTAATGCCAGGACCTCACCAATTCTAAGTCCTGTTAGTGTCATAAATTCTATGATATATCCCGAAAGTCTATCATGATACGCTTTACAATCTTTGAATTTTGATAGTATTTCAACTAACTCTTCTTTTTCAAAAAATAACTTGTTGTAATTCGGGTTGTGGCGCTGTTCTTTTAAAGTGACCTTGTCAAATACCTTGGCAGGGATATAGTCGTTTTTATAACACCAATTTAAGAATGCTTTTAAGGAGTCCATATTCCCACGCGATATATAATCTTTGCCTGTCAAATAAAAATCCCTAATATATGCACTAGTGATTTTATCGATATACATATCTCCGTTATAAAAATATTTCGCCATGAATTTTAAAGTATTTCTTTTTAATTTCAGGCTGGTAGGCTTTATATCTATAGATTTTAAATATACATCTACGGCCTCGTTGTAGGTCGTATGGGACCCTTTATCTATAGTCTTGGCTATTCTATTGGACAACTCTTTCAAAGCCTGCTTACGGATCGCTGATGTGTTTTTTTCATATGTCACGCTGACCCTTTTAGTCTTGCCAGTGTTAGGGTCCTTGTAACTCTCTACAAATTTAAAATTTCCTTTCTGTGTTCTTTCAACCCACATTGATTTCACCTTCCTTATTTGGTATAATATAGGTATCACAAAAGGACCTATTATAGGCCTGTGATACTCTGCAAGAAGTAGTTGATCCGCCAAGATTATGACTACTTCTTTTTTAATTGAAAAAAAATATTTTGTATGCTATACTTATGTTAACAAAGATAACTTGTGAAGGACAAACGCTGGGTCCCGAAATGGGGTAGATGGTAAATTTACCATTGAGCATTTCCTATGTGCCTGGGGTTATCTTTTTTTATTTGCTTTATAAACCCAGTAATTGTTTTTTCTTAATTTCAAACTCCTCTGGAGTAATAAGGTTTAGATCTAACAACTCTTTAAGTTTTTTAATTTCTCCATAAGGGTCGTTTCCTGGATATGTGTTAGGTTCATGGCTGACAACTACATTAACTGTAGAATCATTTTCGCGGAGATGCTCCGCGATACAATCGCACATCCTTGTTGCATGGACTCCAGACATGTCACATTCAAGCGAACCACCTGAATATTGAATTTTAATGCCACCTTTAAATATTTTTCTAAGACCTTCTGTTTCAACGGACGATATCTTAGAAAAATTAATATTCCTAACTTCTGCATTAAATAATTTTTCGTTTAAAAGCAGTAATCGTCTATCAGTGCACACCATTAACCACTTTTTCTTATCGATTTTACATCTGTGTGCATATTCAATAACTTCATCACCATCTAGGATGTCCATAAGATTGGCCAACATACCAAAAGATGTTGGGATAACTCCCATACCTGCTAATAGACTTCTTAAAGATTTCTGATCGTACATCACAGTTCTCCTTTTTAAAATTTAATCTAAGTTAACTATATATTTTACCACTTTACCGATAAGCTTTAAATCCGAGGAATTTTCATAACTAATTTCTATTGCAGTAAATGTATCGTCGGTGCTTTCGGGCTTAAATAGAAAACGTTCATTTTTAACATCGTTAACGTATCTTTTAACGGAATAACCCTCACCACTATTGGCAAATACTACAATGTCTCTATCTGTAATATCTGTTACTGTATTTCTATTAGTATCTACAACTATGAATGCACCGTCAGGAATAAGCTTATTCATGCTATCTCCGTTCACCTTCAAAATTATAATACCTTTTCTCCCCGCATATCTACCCATTATTTCATCTGAAATTGTGACTAGATCGAATGTGTCTATGCCGTTTATATCTTCTAAACACCCCGCAGATATGCTAACTGGGAACATTTTATATTTATCATGGTCATTATCAGTAGAATAATCCCCATCAATATCAAATGCCATTAGCCATTTAGGGTCAACATCAAATAGTAGTGACAATTCCTTAATTGTGCTTCTTTTCATATTTTCTACAAGCCCGGATTCGTATTTATTTATTGCGGCCCTTTGCGTGCCTATTCTTTTTCCAAGTTCTTCTTGCGTGAGCCCAAGCTGCAATCTCTTTTCCTTTATTCGCTTAGCCATCACCTGCGTGGAATTTTGCAATTTTGTCACCTCTTTCAAATATATATTTGTATCTTTATTTTAACATTATTTTTCATAATTCGCAACTAAAAAATAAAATTTCTAAAAAAAAGATACAAAAACTATTGACAGGTATTAATACAGATGATAGAATTTAAGTATCTTAAAAAGATACAATTCAGTATATATAAAATGAAAGTGGGTGATATTATGAATACAGCAAAGCTGAAATCTGTAATGGTGTTAAGGGGATTTACACAAACAAAACTTGCTGAAGTGCTTGGTATTTCTGAACAGAGGTTGTCTGCTAAGATTAATGGTAAGCACGGGGCTGAATTTAATCAGGGCGAGATCTCAAGAATAAAAAAGATATTAAACTTGTCAAGCGATGATATTATTAATATTTTTTTTGATGATTTAGTATCATAAAAAGATACAAATGAAGGGGGCGAAAAAGTGAATAAGTCAAGAGAAAAGGAGTTAGAATCTCTAGTTGCATTACTGGAGACCAAGGAAGTCTTATTGCCCCATGAGGTGGGAACCATTTGGGGCTTTGAGAAGTCAACTGCCAGCAGGTATATAAGAGATTTTATAGCTGAGTTTGAGAGGGTAGACAGTAAGCTACCTAAGAGTGCTTACATCTACCACAGCCAAAAGCTTAAGTGGGTAGATAGAAAAGCGTTTAGATGGTTCATGGAAGAATACGTAAATCTGACTGATGAAGTCAGGCGAAAGGAAGTAAGGGCTTATAAGAATTGAGGTGATTGGTTTGAGGAGTGTAGATAATTTTCTAGGTGCAATTTGGTATGCTGCCTTGATAGGGGTTGAGTATATCAAGATGGCTTGGTGTAAGTGGCAGAATTTAGGTTTGGAAAAGTAAGGGGATGGGGTGATTTAATGAGAAGTAACAAGGTGACAGTTTTAGAAAGAGTATACGATTATTTGGCTGATAATCCAAGAGCAACCAATAGAGATATAGCGAATGATTTAGGCATTAACTATGATGTAGTAAGGGTCTATGTAAACAGGTTGAAGGTGAAAGGTTTGATAGAAATTAAGTTTGAGGGGACAACTAGGGTATGTGAAATAGTCAAAGAATACCCAACATCTATATCAAGAAAACCTAAAACCTACAAGCAGGAAGTTTACTATGAATTAGTTGAGGGTTACAGGCGAGATTTTAGAGACTGCGTGACTTTTGATGAAAGGTTAAAAGTCGGGCGAGAAATAAGGATTATATTAGCAGATATGTAGAGGGGGTGATTAAATTGAGGGTGGAAGATTTGGAAGCAGACGACCTGAAAGACTACTTAGATTACCAAGAGTATCTAAGATCAGATGATTATCTTGGGTGGCAATACGAAGAAAGCGACGACTAATAAAATCAGTCAATCGCTTTAAAAGAAATTAGTTAAGTTAATCATATTAATTATAGCACAGTGAAGGAGAGTAATACAATGATAAAAGTTGAAATTGATGTTAATGTAAGAGGTTTAGATTTTTTAAAAGGTTTTATAGGAGCTAGTGTAGGTCCCGGGATATCAGAGGATAACGAATCTGTATGGACCACTAATGAAGTGCCAAAAGAGGAAATACCTCAACCAACAGCACAGCCAATAGTACAGCCAACAGTACAGCCAACAGTACAGCCAGTACAACCAACAGCACAAGCACCTACTGCACCAGTTAGCGAAGTGGCCTATACATTTGACCAGTTGACTAAGGCTGCTATAGGACTAGTTCAGTCAGGTAAGATTAAGTCTACAGACTTAACGCCAGTGTTAGTTAATGGATTTGGTGTAAATCAGATGAGTGATTTGAAGCCTGAGCAGTACAACGACTTTGCTGCTAAGCTAAAAGATCTTGGTGGGGTGATCTAATGCCAGAAGAACACGCAAAATTAAGTGCTAGTGGGTCTAACAGATGGATAAATTGTCCTGGATCTATTGTGCTTGAAAGAAGTTTTGAGGAAAAAGAATCAGAGTACGCAGAAGAAGGTAGACTGGCCCACTCAGTGGCAGAGTTGAAACTGACTAAGTACTTTAAAAAAGGGATAGGCCCTAAGAAATTTAAAAGTGCTATGGACGAGTTTAAGAAGTCACCATACTGGAATAAATCAATGGATGATTATACAGATGACTACTTTGAATTCGTAAAAGAAAAGGCCTTATCTTACCCTGACAGGCCATTCGTAGACGTAGAGTTAAGGGTGGACTACTCAAATGTAGCACCTGAAGGATTCGGCACTTGTGACTGTGTGATGTTACATGGTGAAGAGTTATCCATTATAGATTTAAAGTATGGTACTGGTGTAAAAGTGGATGCCAAGGACAATTCACAGCTGATGTTATACGCACTGGGTGTGTATAATATGTTTTCTGTGATATACGGCATTAAGACAATTCACTTGTCTATAGTGCAGCCCAGGTTAGGTCACTTTGATACACACACCATTAGTATAGATGAACTACTGGCATTTGGCGAGAGGATAAAGCCTATAGCCTTAGAGGCATTTAATGACTCAGACAAACTAGCTGTAGGTGACCATTGTGGGTTTTGTAAGGCTAAGTCAAAGTGTAGGGCTAGAGCAGAAGCAATGTTTAAGCCGGTAGAAGATCACATACTACCTATTATGAATGGTGAGCCAGGTAATCTACTAACTAGTGAGGAGATAGGAGAGCTGCTTACAAAGATAGAGGGCGTGGCTGACTGGATTAAGAAGCTTGAGGCAGAAGCACTAGCAGAGGCCCTAGCAGGCAATACAGTAACCGGATATAAGCTAGTAGAGGGTAGAAGTGTTAGAAAGATTACTGATGAAGCCCTGGCGGTAAGTAAGTTAGTATCAGCAGGATATGAAGAGCCACTACTATATGAAAGAAAGTTACTATCTATGACTAACTTAGAAAAGCTAGTTGGTAAAAAGGACTTTGCGAGTATCTTAGATGGTGTGATAGAAAAGCCACCAGGTAAGCCAACACTTGTTAAGGCTAGTGATAAAAGAAAAGAATACGTCTTAAATGACGCAAAAAGTATGTTTAATAATTTAGATGAAGAAAAGGAGAATTAATTATGGCACAGCAGATAACAACAACAGAGGTAAGATTAAGCTACGTAAATGTATTTGTGGCAAGAGAGGACCAAAGCGGTAGATTAAAATACGGGGTAACTTGCTTGTTACCTAAGACAGATGTAAATGGATATAACATGTTAATGCAGGCTATCCAAGCAGAAGCACAGGCAGAGGCTAATGGAAAGTTAAAGGGCGTATCAATTCAGCATGTAAAACATCCAATCCATGATGGTGATGGAGTTTCTCAAAATGGTACGCCATTCGGGGACGAGTGCAAAGGCCACTGGGTATTTACTGCATCTTGTAGTGAAGATAGACCACCTTCAGTGGTAGACCAGAGAGTGCAGCCAATATTAGATAAGTCACAAGTATATAGCGGGTGTTATGGCCACGTAGCCCTATCTATATACGCTTATGATAACCAGTCAAAAGGTATTGGGTTTGGGCTTAACGGTCTTCAAAAGACAAGAGATGGTGAGGCACTAGGATTTAGCTTTAATGCACAGGACGCCTTTACGGCAGTAGCTATGCCAGCAGTAGATCCTATTACAGGGCAGCCAGTATAATACATGAACTTAATAGAGGGGTTTTTACCCCTCTTTATTTTACCGATATAGGGGGTTAAGAATATGGAATTTGAAGTTTTTATAAATGCATTAAATGAAATAATTGATAAGGCTAAGGAAAGAGATGTTGAAATAGACGAAGTTGATATCCTGGCAGACAACTACTATAACTGTATTCAATTTTCGTCAAAGGGGATTATTGTGGCTGACTTAGACCTTACTGAAAATGGACCATACAATTTTTACGGAAAACTGAGGGACTAGCTATGAAGCACTTGAATATAGATATAGAAACCTATTCAGAGGTAGATATCACCAGTAGCGGGGCTTATAAATATGTAGAAGACCCAGCATTTGAGGTACTAATGTTTGCCTACTCAATAGACTTTGGAGAAGTTCAAATAATAGACCTGGCACAAGGTGAGGTCCTGCCTGATGAAATAATTAAGGCTATGGCAGATGATGAAGTAATCAAACATGCTTATAATGCTTCCTTTGAGTATAATGCACTTTTAGCAGCCGGATATGACGTGGGTACTAGGTGTGGTTGGCGTTGTTCAATGTTTCATGCTATGTATCTAGGCTATCCGGGGGGACTGGCCAAGACAGGCAATGCTATAGGATTACCACAGGATAAGAAAAAAGATTCAGCAGGTAAGGCACTTATTAATTACTTCTCTAAGCCTTGTAAGCCAACTAAGGTTAATGGTGGTAGACTTAGAAATCTACCCCACCACGACCTTGACAAGTGGGAGATGTTTAAAGACTACTGTAAGCAGGACGTTGTGGCCGAGATGGAGATATATAAGAGATTATCTATATTTCCAGTACCTGATATTGAACAGAGGTTATGGGAGTTATCAGACTCAATGAATGCCCTGGGTGTTAAGGTAGATGTAGATTTGGTAAATAGCGCACTGGCTATTGATAATGAATCGTCTGACAGACTCATTAAAAGGGCCAAGGAAGTAACTGGGATAGATAATCCTAAGTCAACTAGTCAAGTACTACATTGGCTACAGGAAAGGGTAGACGGAGTTGAAAACACCAACAAGGAAACAGTAGCAGGTCTTCTATCAAGAGATGATATACCGGGAGATGTTAGGGAGTTTTTGAAAATCAGACAGGAACTGGCCAAGGCCTCTATAAGCAAGTATAAGGCCATGGATGTATGTAAGGGTAGCGGTGACAGGGTAAGGGGACTGCTACAGGTGTATGGAGCTAACAGGACTGGCAGATGGGCAGGAAGATTAGTCCAGGTACAGAACTTACCTAGAAACTACTTAGACAATCTAGAGACCATTAGAAATGTTATTAAGACTAAGAATCTTGACTTACTACAGCTTGTGTGCGGGAATGCTTCTGACACCCTATCACAGCTTATCAGGACGGCTTTTATACCAACTGAAGGTAATAAGTTTGTAGTGGCTGACTATTCAGCCATAGAGGCGAGAGTGGTAGCCTGGCTAGCTGGTGAAGAGTGGGTCAACAAGGTATTCGCCACTCACGGAAAGATATACGAAGCCACAGCAAGTCAAATGTTTGGAGTACCTTTTGAACTGATTAAAAAGGGTAATCCAGAGTATGAGTTAAGGCAGCGTGGTAAGGTCGCAACACTTGCCTTGGGGTATCAAGGCGGTGTAGGTGCCCTAGTTGCTATGGGGGCCGATAAGATGGGCCTTAGTGAAGATGAAATGACTGAAATAGTTGAAAAGTGGAGGGGGGCAAACCCTAACATAGTTAAGTTATGGCACGGACTAAATAAGGCTTGTATAAAGGCCCTACAGACAGGAAAAGACCAAGAGATAAGAGGTCTTAGGATTAGGTATGAGTGTGAAGCTATATACGGCCAGTCATTTTTAACTATTCAGCTACCTAGTGGACGAAAGCTATTTTATCCAAAGCCATACATCAAGGATAATCAGTTTGACAAGCCAGCAATCCACTTTTTCTCACAGAAGAATACCAAGTGGTATCCTGAAAGTACTTATGGGGGTAAGCTAACAGAAAATTGTGTGCAAGCTATTGCCAGGGACTGCTTGGCAGACCTATTGATTAAATTAGATAGTAGACTTAAAAGTCATCCAGTAGTAATGCACATCCATGATGAGGTCGTACTGGATGCCGGCCAAGATCTTACACTTGACGAAGTGTGCAGGATAATGGCGGAGCCAGTAGGATGGGCACCAGGATTAGTACTAAAAGGTGCTGGCTTTGAGTCAGAATTTTATATGAAGGATTAGGGGGGTTTAAATGAGTGAGTTTTTAATGTATATGGCAAAGGAACATTTGTTGGAACTATCGGTCTGGGTCATAATTTGGGCATATGCCTTTGGGTCTAGGAGAAAGATAGAGATTAAGATAAATAAAGATGATAAGTAGTGGGGGGGTTAAGTATGATAAGAAATGAGTTAGCAGAACAAATAAAAGATGAAACGGAGACACCATATATAGCGGGTGAAATGCCTGACATGGTCAATAGTCCAGCACATTATAAGCTAGATGGATTAGATATAGAGTCCAAGGATGTTCTAAAATCAGTCTTAGGCACTAAAGGTTATGTTCATTGGGCTTGCGGTAATGCCATGAAATATTTGTTCAGGTGGGAAAAGAAAAACGGCCTTGAGGACCTAAAGAAAGCCAGGAAAAACTTAGACTTTGCAATTGAGTCTTTGGAAAGTGAGGGCAAATAATATGAGTTATTTGGATTATAGGAAATTGCCAAAGAAGATATACTACACCGCAATAGTCATAGTTGTTTTATGCAGCGTATTCTTAGCTGGGGCTCACACAGATAGGATTATCCAGCAAGAACAGGATAGATTATATGTGGGCAAAGTCATTGAAAAGGAACACGTGCCAGAAAAGATAGAAAATGGTGAGAGATTTGATGAGGCCTACTATATAGTTGTTGAAGATAATCACGGGGACTATCTTAGGTATAGCGTATCAAAAGATGTATACCAGCAAATAGGAATAAATGATATGTATAAAAGAAAGTAGGTGGGCTGATGTCATTACATAAATATCCCTGGATGGATGATGAAATAAGTCTCATAGCAGATAATATTGAACACCCACCTAGAATCGTATATAAGAAATACGTTGAGAAATTTGGCAGCATAAGGTCATTTAGTGCAGTAAAGGTGAAAAGACTAAAACTTATAGATGAATTGGGTGGGGTGGATAAAGACTTAAAAGAAATTGGACCAGCTAGAAATACACAAGCTAAGCCCAACAAGGTCACATCAAAATACGATATGGCCAGGATACTCAAGGATGACTTGACTGAGAGACGGAAAAGAAACGCACAGCTAAAAGACTTCACTGAATTAATTACTGGTAACAGATACAGTGTGAAGTTAGCAGAGGGCCACAGTAGTGAACTTGATTTAACATTCGAGTATATGGATGACTACAACCTATATTTTAGGGCCAATAGTGGTTGCGTTGAGACTTTCCCAAGACATAGAAATTTAGTAGTAATAATCGATAAAAAGTCAAATATGTTAGTGTGCAAACCTCTAGTATTTGCACCCAATGATAAAGTTTAAGGAGTAGGATATGAAATTACTAAAGATATATACAGAAGTACTAAAAGATATTTTAAGCGATAAGCCGTTGAAGGTGAAAATATACCCAAAGGATGATTACCTAGAGGTGATTTGTGCACCATACACAGTGGTATACTGCGTACCTAAGGATTCTTTTCCGTTTGATTTAAATAGTAAAAGACTATCAGAGGGGGTATCAGAAACTGGTTCAATACTTCCAAATAATGTGGTGGTTGATTCCCAAAAGGCTACTATAGTAGGCTATGATATGCGAACTGTTGATGCAAAAGAATATTTAGTGGCGCTATTAAAGGTTAATCCTGATGATGAAAAAGAAAGACCCGTTATGATTAACAAGGATCTATTAAAGAATTTTGATAAAGATGCAGAATTACGTATCGTAAATGAAGTTGACAGAATACACCCAGTAGGTGTATTTGAAAAGAACACTAGTGGTGACTACGCCCTTGCGGGATTAGTTTTACCTATAATGCGCTAAAATCTGAAGGGGGGGGGTAACCTTGTTTATAAATGATAGAAAAATAACCTTGTCGGTGGGGTCAAATAGGTATTCAAAAAACTGGCAGAGACAGACAATGAACTATTCTGACCTTGTTGACAAACTAAAGACCCCTACTAGATCGCTTGAGAGTCTGGCCGATTACATGAAATTGAAAAAATCCCAGCAGGATGCATTAAAAGACGTTGGTGGTTTTGTTGGTGGTGTGCTAAAAGGTAACCAAAGACTTTCACATAATATCGAGTCCAGGGATCTAATTACCCTGGACTTTGATAATATCGCAAGTGGGATGACAGATGATGTTATTAAAAGGGTCCAGATACTAGGTTGTAACTATGTTATATATTCAACCAGAAAGCATGCTAGCTATAAGCCCAGGCTTAGGATAATTATCCCTACAGATAGGACGATTACCGTAGATGAATATGAGCCTATAGCAAGAAAAGTTGCTGCCATGATAGGGATAGAGATGGCAGACCCGACAACATTCCAGGCATCTAGGCTTATGTATTGGCCGAGTTGTTCATCTGATAGCGAATACGTGTATAAGTATGAAGACAAACCATTTTTAAACGCAGACGGTATTCTTAGTCAGTATGCAGACTGGAAGGATGTCACTTGCTGGCCACAAGTTCCTGGGGTTGATATTAAGCAAAGGCACTTAGTAGATAAGCAACAGGATCCTACTACTAAAAAAGGGCTTGTGGGGGCGTTTTGTAGGACCTATGATATATTTTCAGCCATGGATAAGTTTATCCCAGGCGCTTATGAAGATACAGGAAAAGACGATAGATATACCTATGCTGGTGGGTCAACATCGGGTGGTGCTGTTATATACCAAGATGGAATGTTCTTGTATTCTCACCATGCTACAGACCCGTGTAGCGGTCAATTAGTGAATGCTTGGGACCTTATAAGGCTGCACAAGTTTTCACAGCTTGATGAAGAAGCGACTGAGGGAACTCCAGTATCTAAGATGCCGTCTTATGTGGCCATGAAAGAGCTTGTTAGGGTAGATAAGGCAGTTATGTCTAAGCTTGATGAAGAACGCCAGGAAGAGGCCCAGGATTATTTCAGTGATCTAGGTCAAAGTAGAGTAGGTCAAATTGCCGTAAGTCAAGATATAGTGGATAGTGTAGATCAAGTTAAAGAAATAGAAGATAGCAACTGGGTAGAGAAGTTGGAAAAAAACCCCAATACCGGGAAGAATGAAAAGTCAATAGCCAACATCGTGCTAATATTATCTAATGATAGGAATTACAGAGGTAAGATATGGTTAGATGACTTCGCTGGTAGGCTAATGGTTACTTGTCCACTACCTTGGGATAGTGGTGATGGGTCTAGGGAGTGGAAAGATTCAGATGACGCCCAGTTGGCTTTAAGGTTAGAAAAGGAGTACCAGATAACAGGCAAGGATAAGATAGAAACGGCTGTTAAGGTAGTAAGTGATAACAACAAAAGAAACGAAGTAAAAGACCTTATAGAGTCATTTAAGTGGGATGGCGTACCGAGGATACCTACCCTGCTGCATGACTACTTAGGTGCTGAACAGTCCATATATACGTCAGATATCATGAAGAAATCATTGGCAGCTGCCGTTGCTAGGGCATTTAGTGATAGCGGGGTTAAGTATGACTATATGGTTATATTTACCGGTAAACAGGGGATCGGTAAGTCTACCTTCTTGAGTAAGTTAGGTATGAACTGGTTTAGTGATAGCCTGTATAACTTTGAAGGTAAAGAGGCAGCGGAACTTATCCAGGGAACCTTGATTAATGAAGTGGGCGAGCTATCAGCCATGAATAAGTCAGAGACTGAGGCCATCAAGCAGTTTTTATCTAAAACGCATGATATCTACAGGGCTGCTTATGGAAGACATACATTTAAAAGACCTAGAAGATGTGTATTTTTTGGATCAACTAATGCAAGTGAGTTTCTAAAGGATGCCACGGGTAATAGGCGTTTTTGGCCGATAAAGGTGGGCGTAGAGCCTACAAGTAAGAATATATTTAAGGACCTAGACGAGGAAATAGACCAGATATGGGCAGAAGCTTATATTTACTATATATTAGGTGAGCCTCTATACCTAGAGGGCGAGAGTGAAGCCATATCAAAGAAGTTCCAGGAAGACTTTAGGGAGATTGACCCTTGGCAGACAGAAATAGAAGAGTTTCTTGCTATGAAGATACCCAGGGACTGGTACAGCCTTAATATCGGCCAGCAGAGGGCATACGTGCAGGGTAATCTAAAGACAGAAAGTCCATTAATTGATAGAGATAGAGTGTGTATTAAAGAGATATGGCAGGTGTGCTTTGGCACCGATATGAAATATTGCACGAAGAGGGAATCCAACAGGATATCATCAATATTGACCGGATTATCAGGTTGGATTCGACTAGAAAAATCGACAAGATTTGGTTCATATGGAGTGCAAAAAGGTTTTGAAAAAAGTAAGATTTTAGAGTTCAAAATGGTGTAACCATCTATGTAACCATCTATGTAACCATCTATCAAAATGTAACCATCG